AATGCTGAATGAAGGTGTGCGTCGTCTACGAGTTTGTTTTCGTCGTGCCATTAATCTCGACGGGGATTAACCTCGCTATTAAGGCTTGAGGATTTCCTCGACCTTAAATTTCCCTGATCCGTCGCGTTGGGTCAAAGTTCGGGGAATTTCTTGTGTTTTCCGCGCAATCAGTTGAGCGATAGCCGCTTGAACCGGATTAACGGGCTCAATACCGCCGCCACCGAACTTTTCAACGACTGAAGCGATCGCTTCGGCGGTTTTTCGATCCAATTCTTTCAATCCGAAAGAAATTTCACGATTTAGTTCAATTAAAACTCTAAAAAGAGCGATTTGAAGCAAAATCACAACGATTATGCCCCCTGTTGTGTAGTCCATACCCCAACCCGACCCCAACGGCGGCTCAAAATGGTTTTGAAGCCTTTTTTTGAGTCTTTTTAGTAGTTAGTAGTTAGTAGTTAGGTATAGGTATAGGTATAGGTAGTAGTAGTAAGGCGTTTAGGGCGTGTTGAGTAATAATTAATGATTATATTACACAGGTCGGTAATAAATACGGTTATAACCCCCCCCGCCCTCGGATGGTTTAGGAGAGTTAGAAAATGCAACCCGCTGAATTAATAGAAAATATACTAATAGCCGCCAAACAAATGTACCCAACGCATCAAGAATGGATTTTAGAGGATGCGACCCTCGGACAATTCCTTGAAGTCTTAGAGGACATGCACAATGAAAGAGAGGTGATTGAATGAGTCGTTTATCAATACCGATTGAGCAAAGAGAGTATATTGAGAATACAGTTTTAGCATTTGGTATAGAGAGCGTTGAAGATCTTCTTCAACATATTAGAATTATTAGAGGTGATTGAATGAAAACCAAGTATAAAATTAACAAGACACTACCGCCCATTGGAGATCCGAGGACAGATATTTTGATGTTTATTGACTGTAAATCATGCGGCGAAACAGCAAAACTTCACCATCAACATTGGTGTTCTTGCACATGCCAAAACTGCTCGGCCACGATCCATAACCCGCTTCATGATTGTGAAGGCTCTCCCGAATGTTATTTTGAGGTGATGGAATGAAATTAAAATGCAAATACTGCAAGATTCACCGAGATTTCCCAGATTGGGATGCGGTTCAAGAAGCAAATTCGACTCAATGTTGGGTCACGATAAAAGGCACGAATCATCATTTTAACGAGGTGGTATTTTGAAAGAAGATTGGTGTAAAGAATGTTGGCAAGTGACTAAAATGGAAAAATACCAAAATGCAATTATGAAGCATTACGGATATCTTGGTTATTGTTGTGGGTTATGTGCTACCCCCCGATCGGTAAAATCTCCCCTCGGTAGAAGATGGTTAGTGAGGGATTTTCTTTGAAAGTCTTATGCAATAATATGTCTTGCAATCAATTGCTCGATCTTGAAAAAGACGAGGCAATCTTGATGAAATTCAGATTTCACCGACTCGTATTCTGCTCGATGGAGTGTTCAATAAATATGTTCAACGGGGACGATGAAGAATGAGCCGAATTATCCGGACTGTTTCGCTCGACAAATTATCCGACGAGTTAGCAGGTGCAAAACCGAACTTCTCATTATGGGTTCGTGATAATTTGAAGCGCGACAATCAAGAAAGAACTCAGATCCATGCCACTCTAAGCATCTTCAAAGCGCGCGGTTTGTGTAATCCATCAGCATCACCCCGATGCGGTCTTTGTTTCCCTCATACGCGCCCCCCTGCTTCAGCAATCAGGGAATATAACGAAGGAATCAATCACAGGGACGATGAAGCCCAAGAAGCCGCTATCAGGGATATTCAACGCGCCGCGTTTGAATTTCATGAGAACATCGAACCGAGTTCCGTTCCAAAGAATGACGAAAGTGAGCCTTCACCCCCTGCTTTGAGGGAACGAAAATATATCAGACGATCAATTAAATGGTTAATTGATTGGATCTAAAGTTGAGAAACATCTTGAGCCCATTGATTCCAACCGCCGGGCGGTGTAGGCACATCAGCAGGAATTGAGTCATTGTTCTCTTGAGCGGCTTGTGCCGCATCGTTGAATGGGTTGTAGTCAAAAGGCTTGTAATCCATGCCGAGTAATCCTCGGAATAAATCAACAATCTGCTTAACGACATTATCAGGCGCGCCCGACAATTCTCTTTCCGCTTTGACCCCGGCCATTTTGGCATCACGCTCTTGCCACCATCCAACCAAATCTATCGGCGTTGGTAATCCCGTTTCAAAGCCCATCGCTTCAAGCACTGTCGCTATTCCGTAAAGAGTCCCGATGACTTTTTCCGGTTCGCTTAGATCCTTTGTAAGTTCGGGGATTCCTAACCCCTGAGCAAGTTCCCCCGCTTTTCCAACACCTTGAACCATCACCAACGAATCAATGGATTCTTGAAGTGGTCGGGATAATGCAATTTCATGACGAATCACTCGATCCGGTTTTGGCTTAGGCATTATATCACGGCTTCACTAAATCAAGTCCCATGAAATAGACTTTGAAATCCACAGCAGAAGGCGTTAAACAAAATACAACTACATTATGAAACGGTGGAACAATAATCGGCGTATTCACAGTAGCACCATTGGCGGAATAAATGTCCCCCGGATTTTCTGATGTAAAAACACCGCCGCGAGCATGGAACAAAGCCATAACGCCCTGATTACTGCCGGATATGAGAGTAGTTCCATCTAATGAGGGAAAATCAGGGGGAACAATGGCGACGGTATAGGTTTCTGAGGAATCACCCGAACGGAAAGTCCCCGCGATAATTTCGCAAGGATGCTCCCCGGCTGTAAAAACACCCCATGCATATGCCGCATCAGATCCGCCGACGGGAATCCCGCCCTTTGATGTTCTTAATTGGCCGTAGCAATAATACATGGATTAACACTTATCCGCGAATCTCATAATTTCGCGCATTCGCTTCACGCCTATTAACTCAGAATTGTATAGAAGTTTTGTAGCCTTCTTCAATGCCGACTTTTCACCGGCGGTCATGATCTTGAGTCGCGCTTTTGCTCGTTTTGATATAGCCATTCAAACACCTTCATGCGTCTGTGGATATAACTAACCGAGTATTCAATGCAATAGGGACAACGCAAGTCATGAAAGTGCCTGTGTCCACTGCAGGATCGTTAGTGGTGATTGAACCGACAGGAACACCGCTCCCATTGAGGAAATAAGCAGGACTTGAGATTGTAAGTTCCCCAAAGCCATGCATTCCGAAAGCGTGAGTCACTGTTTGACCCTGTAAAGTTTCACCAATTGATTGTCCGGTCAAAATCGAAACAAATTCATTTTCAGTGGCCGCGCCGGTAGGTGTGACCGTGAAGACATGATATTGTCCCGCACTTGTAGCAACACTCACTGAGCATGTGCGATTGGTCGCGCTGTTTGCGAGTGCCATAACAGAATCACCGCTCACTAAGCGAACGGGATAAGGGAGAGGCGCGGGCAAGTCGCCACTCGCTAAACCGGAAACGGGGAGAGCCGCTTTTATTTTTCCGGCTGAGCGAATGTAAGCCGCGCACATGTCCGTGGTTGCAGTTATCCCCGCCCTCATCACGACAGGATTTTTTAAGGATTGAGTTGCGAAAGTTCCCGCGTTTTGAGCCGAGCCTACAAAATTCGCATCGGTCTGAATTTCTTCAAAACCGCCTTCTGATAATGCAGTATTTGAAAGCGGAACTATCCCCCCGCCTCTCATTACAAGTTGGCCGAAGCCATCAACATCAGCCATCAGATCCGAACTCCTTTACCGAGCAAAGGATAAACGAGCGTTCTGTTTATCTTGTTCAATGGTTTTCTTAAAATTCTTTTTCCAACCGTGAAAGTCAAATGAGTGCCAAACATAGCACCGGCCATCGGCACGATGTTAGAAGCGAAGTTTGAAGCAACGGTGGTTATTGCGACTGAAGGGTTCTGCATTAAATCAGCGAGGCTAATTTCAGCCGTTCCGGTGTATTCACCTTCAACCCAAATGCCGCCGATGTTTTCCCCTGTACCTTGTTCTATATCGCCTTCGTCGGTCACAAAAGACCATAATCCTGTTCCCGTAGTTCCGCGAGACAAAATCTCAGCATAAGTTAGAGATTCAAGAGCATTTAGAATGCTGAATGAAGGTGTGCGTCGTCTACGAGTTTGTTTTCGTCGTGCCATTAATCTCGACGGGGATTAACCTCGCTATTAAGGCTTGAGGATTTCCTCGACCTTAAATTTCCCTGATCC